GCTGTTGCGGATACGAGCGATCTGAGTCTGAGACTGGATACTGCTGGGAGTTGCATAAGAGCCGTCAAGATTAGTAAAGCCGTTGGCAGCCAAATAGTTAGAGCGATGGTCGGCATCGTCATAAGAAACATCGCCATCCTTCTCCTCATAGATTTGACCTAATGCGCTTGTCGCTATCTGATCTACTAGGGTCTGTGATTTAGCAGTAGCACTAGCTGCAAGGTTAATCATTGTGTAGAAGCCTGTGTCAATGGTGCCAATGTAAGACTCAGCATCTGCCCATGTCACAGTCGCAGGATAAGTATCCCAAGTAAGTGTAGGGGTTACTTCTGCCCATGAAAGGTTAAGTGCTGCACCTAAGATTTCTGCTATCTGTGCGCCATCTAGGGCTTCTGCTAGAGCTGTGTTATAGACAGCCTTAGTGAGTTTAGCCAATGCACCAATGCCCAAGACTGTGCCAGTAGTAATAAAGCCTGTTTCATCTGGGCTTCTGACCCCAATGTTGAAGTCTGATACTTCTCCACCGAATACTGTGACATAAGTACCGCTGGAGTTCTTAAGTTCTAGAAGGATTGACTCTGTAACATTTATCGTAAAGGGTGAGCCATCTGTGTTGATGATCTGGACTTGACAATAACCAGCAGTGGGCTGGCGATCAATATCTAAGCGACCTGATGCAAAAGAAACAGAAGTGACAGTTGTATAGACATCATCATTTATCGTCACTCGCCATTCTGGAATCCATGACATTAGACAGCGACTCTCAGCGTTCCTCGATCTGTTGCATCTTGAAGGTATTGGTTAATCGCTTCTGCAACAGCATTAGGATCTGTAAAGGCTGGAGCGACAACAGTAACTTCTACCTTAGTCGTGCCACCGCCAGATGCACCCGGGAAACCACTAGGAGCGTAGTTGCCTGCATTGCCTGAGTATCCAATAGTTCCGCTTGAGTCTGGGACTATAGGTACAGTCCTGCCCAAGATAAGAAGATCCTCTACTTGACTTGGTGTGAGCGGCTTATTTGATGGAGCAGTAGGAGTTGGAGTTCCAAGTGGAACTATAGTTTTTGTGTCACCGATTGCTTTTAACTTAGCAATAGCCTCATCTAAGTTGGCTATGTTGATTAAATCCTTAGGAACAATATCCTTAAGGATAGACTCAATATCGCGCAGTTTAACTTCTTGATTAGTTAAAGCTCCAAGAATAGCCAAGTCTTTATTAAGTTTAGCCGTACCTGCTTCAATAGCCTTGATGTCCTTAGCAGCAATAGCATCTTCTAGGGCAAGAATAGATTGCTTCACATTTAAGCGGGCAAGGTCATTAGTAATCTGTAGAAGTTGCGCTGAGTTAGTTACCTTGCCTAGTAACTGGGCTTGGTTGAGTTCAGCTGCTGCAAGTTGGATCTTGTTAATGTCAAAGACATCATCACCTTTGCCAAGTGCCAATTTAGCCTTGTCAATAGCCAGTTGTAACTTCTTGGCATTAAGTGTTTTGATTTCTTCTGCCGTTAATATCTTTGCGCCCTTGACTAGTTTCTCTTGACCCTTAAATTGCTTATCAAAGGCTGTGGCTGCGTTGTCATACTTCTTAGGATCGAGAGCAAAATCCCTTGCATCAGCAGCGTTGTTGTAGGCATCCACAAGTTTATCAACAGCATAAATCGTAGTCCCAATAAGTGCAACCATAGCTGCAACCTGTAGGGCTGCGCCATAAGGGTTAAGTGCAAACATGCTTGCAATAGCGGTAGCAAGTGCAGTAGCCCGCAAAGCCGTATATGCCGCTTTTATAGTCTTTATAGCCGTTACAGTTGCTGCTATTCCTTGAATGATTTTCGTAGAAACAAAAGTCGCAGTCATAACTGCAAGGATTGTTTTTATAAGTGTTGAATTTTCTTTCAGCACTCCTGCAAGTTTCTTTAAGTTTTCGCTTGCAGATGTAGCAAAGTCCTCGATCTTAACTTGTAATTCTGTAATGTTGGCAGAATCAGTAAGGATCATCACACTGTCAATTAAACCTTTACCAAGTATCTCTTTAGCATTGTCAATAGAGACAGTTAATCTTGCCATCTTTCCAGAGAAAGTATTAACCGAAGCTGCTGCTGCACCCTTAAAGGTCTTAGCCAGTTTATTCATTATGTCATCAAAGTTGCCAGCCTTGAGATCAGCCTTAGAAATGCCCACGCCTAATTTACCAAGTGCAGTGTTGTTACCTAAGAAAGCCTTCGATAGCGCGCCTGTGACTGAGGCTAAGTCCTTGCCAGTTGAAGCGGATATGTCTAAGGCAAGTTGTAATAGTTTTTGAGACTGGGCTGTGTCTTGTGTGGCAACGGCTAGTTGCTGATAAGCAGGGCGAAGTTGATCATCAACCACGCCAAATTCTCGGCTTAACTTATCTATAAACGCTTCAGAGGCTGCAACATCTCGACCAAGCCCGACATTCTTCAGAGCTAGTGCTAGTTGCTTTTGAGCCTTCTCATCTTCGGCTGCTGCCTTAACTGCTGCCTTACCAAAGGCAAGGATCGCACCAACGCTTAAAGTAACCCCTAGAGTCTTACCTAAATTCTTAACATTCTTAGTGAGTTTATCTGTGGCTGAATCAGCCTGCTTAAATGCTTTGACTCCAGTGAATTGGGAAGCAATGTCAATAAATATACTAGCCATGATTAACCCTTCACTGTTGCTCTAGCGTTGAGTTTATCGGCTGCTAATTTCAATGCTTTGAGCACTGCATCTTTAGCCTTGCCTTGATTTTCATCATAGGCGCGGTAGATGGCTCGACCTTGCATCTTGCCTTTGCCTTTAATAGATGATCCATACTTAGCATCTTGATTCTGGACAAAGCGACTGCTAGGAGTTTTACGACCCATAGTTTCATAGATTGCACCAGCTGCGGTCTTGTTAAATACGCGAGCAAGGGATCTAAATCCCCTGCGGTTAGGCTTAGATGGTGATGTCTTGTAACCAATGCCAGCCTTGACAATGCGAGCATTGTAAATAGGGAAAGTGCCATTAGAGTTTTCTCTAGGCAACCATCCGCTTAGGACTGATCCTGAATCTGGAAGATAACCTTTAGCATCCTTAGTAATTGGCTTTAATGCTCCAGCGATTTCTTTCTGGGTTTCCTTAGCAAGATCGGGAGTAAATTTACGGAGAGCCTTACGGAGTTCAAGTGCGCCTTTTACTTCTGTTGGCATTCTCGATCTCCTTTGCTTCATCCTTTAGACCTTGCATGAGTGCATCTAGCATGGTCTTATCTAGTTCCAATAATTGCTGTGGCGCGATCCCCAACCTAATGCTTAGCCTAGCGATTAGGTAGGTGAATGGTTGATCGCGCTTTAAGCTAAAGGGTCTGAGTCCAAAACTTCGACGGACTTTAATCCTTCGATGAACTCAATTCCAAAAGGCTTAACAGTTTCACCTGATCTGCGTGTGATTTCCCAAGCCAACCAATAAACCATAGTCTGTTTTTCTTCGTCACGAAATGCGCGATGGAAACCCATCTTATGATGCAACTCGAAAAGGTATTCCACCGCTGGGGTGATTTCGCCTTCAAGTACGCTTCCATCTGTACGAACGATCTTTAACTTTGCCATGATTTTGCCCCTTAGTTAGTAGTTAGATTATGACCAAGTACCTGTTGAAGCGTAAGAAGTCTTTGAGTTACAAGTAAATGTAATGTCAATCATGCCTTCATCGGAGACAGCTCCGTTAATGTCGGTAAGATTATCCACAAGAATTGTACCGCTATAGAGAACATTGGTTGCTGATACAGCAGCTGATGAATCTTGGATTGCTTGGAAAGCAACTGTTGATCCGAATGCTGCCTGTAGTGTTGCTAAGACTGATCCTGCTGCTGTGTCATTCAAGAATGTTACAGTGATTGTGTCTGATGACAGACCAGTAACAAACTTATTGGCGGTATCGCCCATCGCTGTGACAGGGATCTGATCTAGCACACGATTGAGCGTAAAAGCAGTGACATGATCAGAAAGATTGACAGTAGCAATCTTAAATCCGACCTTATTGTTTAAGAAAATTGCCATGAATTATTCCTCATCTTTCTTGGTAGTTACTGGCTTTGGTGCTGGTACTTCTGGAGTCTGACCAATCTTTTTCAAGAAAGCCAAATCCTCTGGTGTTAGTGTCATGTTAGCTCCAACTTGATAGGATTGAGACGGACAGTTCGCAGCTGAGCAGATCGCCTGATGCAGCATTGAGAACACTAGGTGCGCTTACCGCGCTTATATTATAGGTCAAAGAAGATGCAGCAAGTAGGTTAAACACTCGAACTACAAAGTCTTCTATGCCGTTAAGGTTGCCTTCATTATCAAAAAGCGGGGTTGTAATAACAATCTTAAAGTTAGCCATTGGGCTGATCGTGGTGTGCTGATTATTGTTAGGTGTTATATATGGATCATCTGGAGACACGATTACGCTGTTGGCTAATACTGTGCTTGGTGGAAACGCAAAGGTACTCCAACGAGTGTTATCTACTAAAGCAGTGGCTAAAGTAGTGCGAAGTGTTGTGATTGCTGGTGCTGGCATTTAGCCCACCATCGAACGCGGATCTAGTGCGTGTGCGATCAATCCTCGCACCTTAGCGAGAAGCTGTGCGCTCATTCGGTAAGGGCTTGGCTGGAAAT